CAATGAAATTTAAACATTTTTAATGTTTTCAATGAAATTTAAACATTTTTAATGTTTTCAATGAAATTTAAACATTTTTAATGTTTTCAATGAAATTTAAACATTTTTAATGTTTTCAATGAAATTAATTAAACACTTCTTACAAATTCCCATTTCAATATTTTACAAATATCTCTCCATATTTTATCTTGTTCATGTAATTTTACACGACTTTTTAATAATGGAAAACACGATTTAAATTCATCGAGTTCTAATAATTCGACAAATTTGTGTAAAACATAGTAATAGGATAAGAAATTTTTCCTATCACGAGGACAAACTTGTCTAAATGGACCTTGAATTTCTTTAAACATAATTCTTAATTTCTCTTCAACTTGTGGACTTAATACAGGTGGTGGTAAACCACTTAATCTATTAATAATATGTGGCACATGTTCATAATACTTATTTAATCTTAGTCTTTTTAGATATTCTTTAACTTTTTTATTAGTAAGTAATGCCATATTTGTAATTCTTTCTTTTTTAATTTCTATTAAAATTTTATCAAATACTTCTTGTGGAATTTCTGTTGATTCTTTACCTTGGAATTGAGCTAAAATTTCATTAAAATGATTTATTCTTTTATAAGCAAAATAAGATATTTCGGGTGGTGGATCTTTAAAACTTGGTTTATCGGAATCAATTACTATATTGCTTATATCTCCACATTTTTTACATACCAGATATCCTTCTGTATTATTTAAAGTTTTTTCTTGATTACAATTAGAACAAAAATTATATATATCCATATTATCTAATGTTTTTCTAACGTAGTTATTATCTACAATTGACAAGTATTCATTTAATAAATTAGCTCTTTTAAATGTATTTTGATTATTAACATAATCACTTATTTTTTTATTATTAGATTTAATTTTAATTTTTTTTTTTTGTTCATCTGTTTTAAAATAATTCAAAACACTATATTTTTTTATATTTGACACATTAGAATTATCTAAATTTTTTGAATTATTTTTTTTAAAATCATCTGTATCGTTTGTATCGTTTGTATCGTTTGTATCATTTGTATTATTTGTATCGTTTGTATTATTTGTATCGTTTATATCGTTTATATCATTAGTATCATTTGTTTTATCTATATTATTTTTAGTTTTACTACTTTTTAATATATTTTCATAATATTGATATAAAATTGGACCTGTTTTAATAAAATATTCATTCATATTGGTATTATTTTTAATAAAATTAATTTTTTCATTTAATTTTTTTATTTTATGATGTAAAAATTGTTTTCTATTTAATTGTTCATCTGTTATTATACTATTTTTAATTAATTTTAATTCATTATATTCTTCTGTTAATTTTTTAATATTTTCCTCTAATACGGGTATATTCTTTTTCTCATTTTTAAAAGATTTTATAATTTTATTATGTTTAGCATCCAATGTAATTCGATCACTTTTTATATATTTTTTATCGTTTTTGATTTTAAACATAGACATATATTAAGATATACTAATAAATCTTTAAGATTCGTTAAAGCTAGAATAGTTAAATATAATATTAACTTATAATGGATAATTTTTTAACTAAATCATTAACTAAACCCCTCACCGAAAATCAACAAATTAAATTTATATATAATGCCATTGAAGATGGATGGGTAGTTAAAAAGATTTATGATAAAAAAATATATGAATTAACTAAACCCAAAAAAAAAATAAATAAAGAAATTAAATTAGAAGAATATTTGCAAAAATTTATAGAAAAATCAAAGTAAGCCAACTAATAATTGGTTTTTCAATAATAAATTATTATTATTTAATTATAATTTATTTAGAAAATTTTTTTCTAAGCTATAAGTATAAAATGGGTGGAGGTTTAATGCAATTAGTCGCTTATGGCGCTCAAGATGTATATCTTACTGGTAATCCTCAAATTACCTTTTGGAAAGTTGTGTACAGACGTCACACTAACTTTGCCATGGAAGCTATCGAACAAACATTTAATGGTCAGGTTGATTTCGGTCGTAAGGTCACCTGCACTATTAGCCGCAACGGTGATTTAATCCACCGTGTCTATTTACAGGTTACACTCCCTGCTGTCACTGTACCTGATGTTGCTTCTCTCAGCACAGTAAGTAATCTCAATTATGAGGGTACCGCATCTCAGGGTACATGCTTCTTCCGTTGGGTTAACTACATTGGTCATGCTCTCATCAAATCTGTTGAGGTCGAGATTGGTGGACAGCGTATTGACAAACACTACGGTGATTGGCTTAACATTTGGAACGAGCTTACTCAGGAGCCCGGTCATCAGATCGGTTATGATAATATGGTTGGTAATACTCTTTCCCTCACAGGTTCAGGTCTTACCGCTGTTGATGCTACCACACTTTACGTTCCTCTTCAGTTCTGGTTCTGTCGTAACCCAGGACTTGCTCTTCCTCTTATTGCTCTTCAGTACCACGAGGTTAAGATTAACATGGAATTCCGTCCCAAAGACGAGACTTACCTTGTTAACGAAGGTTGCTGTGTTCAGAACTGTGCTGCTGGTAACACAACCGCTAGCTGTATCTGTGTTCCTCCTCTTGAGTATGCATCTCTCTTTGTTGATTATGTATACCTTGATACTGATGAACGCAGACGCTTTGCTCAGGTTTCTCACGAATACCTCATTGAACAGCTCCAGTTCACTGGTGATGAGTCTGTTCAGACCACTAACGTCAAAATCAAACTCAATTTCAACCATCCTTGCAAAGAACTTATCTGGGTTGTTCAGCGTGATGATGTTGCCCAAGCTTTCAAACAGTGGAGCAACTACACTGATGATGTAGATCAGGATACCAACGTAGAGGCTGGTTATGCTTCCGAGAGTTTCCCTCTACTCCTTGCTGCTCAGGCTAACCCTCTTAATCAAGCTGTGGACACATTTGGTGGTGCCAATCTTCTCAACCTTGCACAAGAACTAGGTCTATCTATCGCTGAGGTCAGAACTGCACTCGGTTCCAATTGGAACAGAGGTCCCGGCGCCAATGCTGCTCAGTTCGGTGCCCCAGTTAACTTCGGTCTTACTGATGCTGGTGCTTCTGCTGATCACGCTGGTATTGGTCCTCTCCGTGCTGGACGTAACCCTGTTATCCGTGCCAAGCTTCAGCTTAATGGTCACGATCGTTTCCAGGAACGTCTTGGTTCTTACTTCAACCTTGTCCAGCCTTACCAGCATCACACCAACGTACCCGCCACTGGTATCAATGTCTACTCTTTCGCCCTCAAACCCGAAGAGCACCAGCCATCTGGAACTTGCAACATGAGCCGTATCGACTCCGCTGTTCTCCAGCTCCAGCTTACACCTAAGGCTGCCGGTCAGACCATCTCTGAAACCAATTGGCCCACTAACCAAGCCACGAATACTACCAACACTGGGTCCAAAGTACGTGTCTATGCCACCAACTACAACGTCCTCCGTATCATGTCTGGTATGGGTGGGCTTGCTTATAGTAATTAAGTTAATTAATCATAATAATCAATCAATTGAATAATGTTTAAAGATTAATTCATTATATATAATTTATAAAATGAATTACAAACAAAACGAATCAAATAACACTTTCACACTAATATTTAATAATAATATTGAAATTATTATTGATAATAACCAATTTTTAAAATTTATAAATAATAAAAAATGTTGGAAAATTGAAGAACAATCGACGTATCCGTATTATAAATATAATAATAAAAAAATAAATATTTTACAATTTTTATTTATATATAAACCTGTGAATATTTATTACACTTTTAAAGATAAAAATAAATATAATTTACAGGAAAATAATGTCAATATATATCATTTTTATAATAAAATTATTGAAAAAAAATATAAAATTAAACAATATATTAATGGTCATTATGAAAAAATTGGTTCTTCTGCATATGTAATGAAAAATCCAATTTGGATAATAGATGATAATCTGTATTTAATGTATTGTGATAAAAATACAATTACAACATTATGCGAAAAATCATATAAAAAAATATTAGATTTTGAAAAAAATAATAAGTGTAAATTAACATGGCATAGAACACCATCTGGTTATATAAATGGAAATCCTATTAAATTATATATTCATCAAGTTATTTTAGAATTATTTTATCAAGGACAAGGAACAAAAAATTTAAGTGTTGATCATATTGATAGAAATCCATTAAATAATATATATGATAATTTAAAAATCGCTACAATGAAAGAACAACAAAAAAATACAAAAGGAATTATCAAAGGTACTAAAAGAAGACGAAAAAAAAATGCTAAACAACTTCCTGATGGATTAACACACGATATGTTACCAAAATATGTAGTTTATTACAAAGAAAGACGTTATTTAAAAGGACGAACCAAAGACAATGATGAATATCGTGAATATTTTAAAATAGAAAAACATCCAAATCTAATACCAAATAAAAGTGGTAAAAAAATCTGGATTTCACCTAAAAGAAAAAATTTAACAATCTTTGAAAAATTAGATATTGTTAAAGAAAAACTAAGAGAAATAGAATTACAACATACGTAACCATATATATTTTTATTAACTTTTTTTGCATTTTAAATTTCCTATTTAAACTTAAAATAATACTATAAATTATAATGGAAAGTAATTACATTAAATCAAAAAAAGAGATGTTAAAAGAAATACGTATTTATGATGCTTACATAAAACAGGCAAAACAAAGACAAGAGTATGACGCGGAACAATATTATAATAAGCATCTTAAAACATTATGGAAAAAATATAAAAATTCATCGGATAAATAGGAAATTTAAAATATAAAAAGGGTTAATAAAAAATGAAAATTAATTAAATAACAAAACTATTTAATTAATTATGCTAAATGATATTACAACATTGCTACTCATAAAGAACCAGGTTACTACTGGTTTTTACATTATTGATTTCTTGATTGTTTTTACAGTTTTTGTATTTATGACAAGAACCCCTATTGATGTTCAATTCAATAGATTGAAACAATCTTTCTACAAATTATTTCACAAAAATAAAAGTGAAATTGTTTTAGAAGCATTTGAATTGAAATCACTTTCTTATTTAAGTGATAAAAAAGTTTATTCATTGTCTATTTTAGGTCTTATCCATTACATAGAAAAAAAGAAGATTAATATTAGAAAATGGAAACAAACTGAAAATCGAGTTAAATACGATGATAAACCAAATGATTTTAATAATAATACCAGTATTTATACACCATTTACTACTGATATTATTAAATTAACATCTGATATTTATTGTAAATTTGTTAATAGAAAAAAAGATATGACAGAATCAAAAAAATCAAAATATTTTGAAATGACAAGTCTTACTATTCATATCTATTCCAATATTCTAAATATTGATTATCTTAAAAAATTTATCAAAAAATGTGAAGAAGATTACAAAAATTTCATTAAATATGAAATTGAACATAATCTGAAATACTTTTCTTATGTTAGTGAAGAAACATCAGGAAATCGATATGATGATGATTATGATGACCAAGGTTTTAAAGAATATTCATTCAATTCTTCTAAATCTTTTGATAATATTTTTTTTGATAAAAAAAAAATGTTATTTGACAGAATTATTTATTTTTTGAATAATCGAGAAGAATATAATAGAATGGGTGTTCCATATACATTGGGACTTCTCTTTCATGGTAAACCAGGTTGTGGAAAAACTTCAACAATTAAAGCCATTGCTAACTATACCAGAAGGCATATTATTAATGTTGAATTTAATAAAATTAAAAGTCCAGAAGAATTACTTGACATTTTCTACAATCCTAGGGTTAATAATTATATTATTCCTATTGATAAAAGAATTTATGTTATAGAAGAGATAGATACTATATCGACCTTTATGTCTAGGAAATCAAATAAAAAACAACAACAAATCAAAAAAACAAAGGATGAAAGTGACATCAAAATATTAAGTGAATTGATAGGGGGTAAAGATAACACAACAAAATCAAGAAAAGGTATTAATTTATCCCATATTCTAAATTTATTTGATGGTTTAATTGAACAACCTGGTCGAATTGTTATTTTTACCACTAATTACCCAGAAAAAATAGACGACGCTCTAACTCGACCTGGGAGAATTGATTTAAATATTGAATTTACTAAATGTTCTATTAATATGATTAATGATATTATTAAAATGGTGTATAAAATTGACGGTTTTTATACAAAATTAAATCCTGAACTTAATTACAAATACACACCTGCTGAAATACTTCAAAAATGTTTTAGAAATTCAAGTGTTGAAGATCTTCTTCAAGATTTAAATCAATAAATTCATTCAATTGAATATTATAAATATCTTCTCTATTTATTGTTTCTTCGGATATAACAATAGAACCAACTAATATTTTATTACTATCAAATACAATATTATAATTTTTAAATAATTCTTTAGGTAAATCTAATTGATACGTCTGATAAATATATTTTTGTAATTTGTTTAAATTATTATTTATTTTTTCAATTATCAATCCATCTAAATTCAGAAAACAAAAACCATTTCTTTTTAATTGCATAACAATATAAATTTTATTATAAACAAGAAAAATATTTTCTTTAATTAAATCATCAATATTTCCCACATAATATTCCTTCACTAATTTGTAAATAACTTGATTATTTTGATCGTTATTCACCAATTTATTAGAAACTACACGATCCATATAATTAATCAAAAATTTGTGAACACATATGTGATTTTTAAAATTATTAAAAAGACATTGTGAAACTATTCTATCTATTCCACATTGACCATACCATAAACTACCAATCTTAATAGCAAGTTCTCTTTTAAGAAGAAAACAATTTGTATCAGAAAATATTATACTTTGAATAGTTAAAGTTGTTCCCAAACTTTCAGCAATATCTTTACATATAAAATTATAATTTTCATCAATAATATTTCTTAAACAATAAACATAATCATATGGTTTAAAAATATTTGTGTAAATTCCATTAAACATCTCTTGACAAAAAGTATCTTCCATCGTATTATCTTCATCCAAATAATTAACATAATCTGTATTCATTAAGGCTGGAAATGAGGCATAAACACGATGACCATACCATCCATTTTTACCAACATTTTCTTCTAAGACATATAAAACTATTTCAATATTTTTTTTGTAAGTGTTTACTATTTCTTTAACCGTGTCATAATATTCTCGTCCATCTACAATAATATAGTGCTTGATTTTATAATTACCTACTTTCTGGTTCTGAACTGATAAAATATTGTGTTTAAGATATTTTGTACCAATGGTTGGGGTTATAATTCCAATTGTTTTCATTAATCTATTAGGTTATTTTATTTTTATATAAAAATAATATATATATATATATAAAATGACGACACATGTATACAGTTATTTTAGTAATGGAATATATATAACTGATAATCATCCAAATTTTATCGCAATAGGCAATGGTGTTGTTCAAGGAAGTTCAAATGGATCTATTGGAATTGGAACTAATGCTAATGCTGTTGGTAATCGTTCCACCGCACTTGGATACAATACAA